CTTTCGTGGACGGACAATTTTTGGGGTTGTTGTCTTTCGGGGACGGACAAAAAATTTTAATAAATCGGAATAATAAGTATTGACAAATCGGAATAACTGCGTTATACTGTAATCACAATAAAGAAAAGGAGATTTTAAAATGAAGACAGGAATATTTGATTATCAGGAATTGAAAAGTAGCTATAATAAGATTGATTACGGTGTTTATGGTGGTTGTAGATGGGAATTGTTTGAGATTAAAAGACTGCGTGGAGTTGTAGAATCAATAGCAGTAAATTTAAGTAAAGGGTACTATGTCTATACATACGAATCACTTTATTATACAAGCAAACACGTATATGATGAATTTGAATTGTATTTATTGGCAGATGATTCATTGGATGATTTAGAGTTGTAATATATAATGTTTCACGTGAAACAATAGAAAGGAGAATAAACATGAGAGTACAAACACAGGACGGCTTAATTAATGCAAGCAATGAAACCTTAAGAAATATTGCAATAGCATACGCAGAATCAGCAAATAGATATGATAATTTAGGGTTGACTGCACTAGCAAAAAGAAATAGAGAAGTATTTTGTGAGATTTCAGTTGCGTTAGGAGTAGGAAAGGAGAATAAACAATGATTAAATTAGAGAAAAGAGAACTACAGGTATTAGAACAGGCTAGTGGCATACTCAATACATTGTATTATAACAGTACAGAAGAAGAAAGAACCGAACTTGATATCTTTTATACCCAGTTAGGTATTGATGGTATTATCCTTCATCAGTCAAATATGAAAAAGAACGGGGGTGAGTAACATGGCAAGACCATTAAACAGGGGGGTATACCCATATATTGTATTTTACAAGAAGTTGTGTGTTAAGAACCCAATTAAATCTGAAATGACTATATTTAATTCTCCTTTTAATATTATTTATGCTAGAAACGGTAGTGAAGCGGTGTTAATAGGAAGAGAAGCCATTTACGTCAACTCGCTTTTGTCTTATCATTCGAGGAGATGTTACTTTGAAAAATTAGGCAAAAGCAAGAAAGAACTTGAAAAAATGGAAAACTATGTTTCACTTGAAACATGGGAGAATCAATAGAAAGGAGAGTTAAACATGAAACTTTATTTTCCAATATATGACAGAGGATGGAAAATAGGCACTGTTGATAGTGATTTATTACATTTTTATGGCATTGCGATAATGGCTGTTATAATGTATATGATTGCAAGAAAGTAATAAATGGAAAAGAGTATCACGGCGGTACTTTAATGGATAGTGATAGACTTTATACAGATAGAAAAGGAGTAGAGCTGTATATTAATAGAGAGTATGCTAGAGCAAAGGAATATCTATATTTTAAAGAGGTGAAACAATGATTGACTTTCTAGGTGGAATATGTTTAGGAATATTGCTCATGGCTTTTGCCGAATTTTACGATGATAGGAAAGAAAGAAAGGAGAAACAAAATGCCAAAAGGAAAACGAGGAGGTAGAAGAGATTTTGTTAGACTCGATCGAGACAGGGGTGATTACACCCCCTTTGCTATTCAGGAAATCTGGACGGAAAGAGAAGCGCGAAAAGAGTATTCCAGACTACGTAACATTGTGGTAAAGAGGTTAAAGCGCATTGAAGAGGTTGAACCAGAAGCAAAGATTTTGAAAAGATGGCAACCTGATGCTTTCAAGACTTTAAAAGAGATTAAAAACATGAGAGAATTATCCCATCTTTTATCAGATGTGGCGCACCTTGTAAATGCAAAAACGGCTTCATTAAAAGGTAGAGAGCAAATAAAAAAAGAAACCATTGAAGAATTGCAGAAACAAGGACTTAACATAGATTCAAAAAACTTAAAAGAGTTTGGTGATTTTATGGAACTTGTGAGAGATTTTGCCCAAGACAGAATATACGATTCAGAGAGAGCCTCAGAATTATTTAGCGAGTACTCGGAAACATTTGACAAAAAAGAATTGTTGAAAGCTTATAAAAATTGGGCGAAACACAGGAAACAAAAACGACCTAGAAGAGCGAGGTAATCATTATGCCATACACAGTAAAAAACTATGATTTTTCAAGATTTTTCGATACTCCTGTAATAAGGAGTACACGTGGAAATAAAACTGGAAAGAAAAAAGGAAAAATATATAAAAATTTACTGTGTGCTTTCGACATAGAAACAACAAGAATCAAAGAAATAGAACAAAGTTGTATGTATATCTGGCAATTTGCCATTATGTTTGAAAATGGGGACATAGACTGTATCGTTGGTAGAACATGGGAAGAATTAGAGGAACTATTATCAATTATAAAAAGTGAATACAATTTAGGGATTGTCCCCATTTTTGTTCATAACTTAAGTTATGAATTTCAGTTCTTACGCTCTATATACCACTTCTCACAAGAAGAGGTTTTCTGCGTAAAAAACAGAAGAATTCTTAAATGCGATATGTATGATAAATTTGAATTCAGATGCTCCTACTTACAGACAAATATGTCTTTGGATATGTTCACCAAACAAATGAACGTAGAACATCAAAAGCTTTCGGGTGATAAATTTGACTATTCAAAAGCTAGATATCCGTGGACAGATTTAACAGAATATGAACTTGAGTACTCGTGCAATGATGTTATTGGTTTACTCGAAGCAATCCGAAAAAGGATGCTTATGTTTGGCGATAACATTTATACGTATCCATTAACATCAACAGGTTACGTTCGCCGGGACACGAAAAAGGTAATGCTAAAGTACGCGCGAAAGTACTTGAGAGATTTATTCCCAACATATGATTGCTTTAATTTGTTGAGAGAAGCTTTCCGGGGAGGCGACACTCACGCAAACCGATACTATTCTGGAAAAATAATCGAGAACGTAGCAAGTTTTGACCGCTCATCCTCATATCCAGATGTTATCGAGAACTGTTATTTTCCGATGAAAAGATTTCAATTTATAGGGGATATATCAGAAAAGGAATTAAACCGAAAAATGGACAAAGGATATGCCTGTTTATTTAGAGTGCAGATAGAGGGGATACGCCAAAAAGATATCTATTACGGCGCACCTTACATTTCATTTTCAAAATGCCGTGGAGTTGAAAATGCAATCAAAGATAATGGGCGCATATTAAGCGCAGACTTTTTAGCAACTACTTTAACTGACATTGATTATGGAATCATAAATGATGAATACGAATGGGACAGTATCGAAATACTAGATTGCTACGTTAGCAGATATGGCGCATTACCAAAGGAATTGAAAGAGATTGTAAATAAATATTACAAAGATAAAACAGAGCTTAAAGGGATAGAAGGAAAAGAACAAATATATGCACTAGCTAAATCATTATTAAATGCAGTTTACGGCATGATGGTACAATCTCCTGTTAAACAGAGTATCGACTTTAATGAGGGAGATATCGAGAACCTTTTTAAAGCACAGGAAAATGAAGAAGAAGAGCTGTTAAACAGCTATCAAAGTAAAGCATTTCTTCCGTATCAGTGGGGCGTATGGGTAACTGCATGGGCTAGATTACGACTTAAAGAATGCATTAATATAGTTGGTGATAGGTTTGTTTATTCTGATACTGATTCTGTTAAGTTCATATTATCCAAAAAAGAAGAGAATAACAGGGAAATACTAGAAGCTATTGAAAAGTATAATGTTTCACGTGAAACATCTTCTAGGAAAAACAATGCTTATGCCACAGATAAACATGGCATTACTCATTATATGGGAGTTTATGAGAATGAAGGTGTGTATGAAAAATTTATTACACTGGGAGCAAAGCGTTACGCTTACATCAAGAACGGCAAATTATCTCTCACTGTATCGGGAGTAAGTAAAAAGAAAAATCCAGATACAGGACTTTCAATTGCGGCAGAAGAGCTTAACGAACATGGGGGTATTACCGCTTTTAATTTTGGATTTACTTTTAAAAAGTCGGGCTGTAGTGAAATCATATACAATGATATTGCATACGGTGAATATGATATTGACGATAACCATTCTTTATATATCGGAATAAATAGCGTCATTAAAGATAGTGAATACACAATCAAAAAAGACGGAGATTACTTAGAACTTTTAAGTGATGCAAATAATATGTTAGATTTTAAAAAATACCTTGACAATATAGACCGTGTATGGTAATATAACATTGTAGCTAAGAACTACTAAATATTGTGCAAATAATAAACAGAAAAGGAGATGAAAACATGATTGCAAAAATCACAAGAACAGTGTTCAAACGTGAGGTAAATCTTACATGGTTTAACGAAGAAACCAGAGAAGTTACCGACACAAAAGCAGATATCTTTGAGGATATCACAGAAGCAGAACTTACAAAGAGAATGAAAAGAAGCGGTACAGACCACTCAGAATACGGTGTGCTTATCTCAGTTAGAATCAGCACGAATGCCGAAGAGATGACAGCTTCCATACCTTTAAGCGAGTTTGTGAAACACGCAACACTGACACCAGTAACCAAAAAAGAAAATGAATAAAAGGAGATAACGCTATGAAAATTTTAAAACAGTCCAGAGAGAACCTTTCAAACTATGACCTGTACGAATTAACACAGTCTAACGCAATCCGTTCCATGAAAGATTGCGAGGACAGACTTATTATTAAAGTAGAGGACTATGTTTTATATGAGGATACCGACCGGAACGGCAATGATATTACTCTGTTAGCTGTCATGGACGCTAAAACAGGCGATGTATACGCTTCTCAGTCCCAGACCTTCCGTGAAAATTTTGAAAAAGCACTTGAATTCGTGCAGAAAGGAGAGCCTCTCTTCATTAGAGTACTTCACGGAAAATCCAGAGCAGGACGCTCTTTCATCAACTGCGCGCTTGTTTCCCCCAAAGTTGCAGAGAAAGAATTAATTCCTTTCAATAAATAATACATGAAGTCCTTTTACGATGAGCGTGGGTTTTTAAATGCCCGCGCTCTTTTAAAATATGGCATAGCTTTTAACTATATATGGGGCGGTAGGGGAACAGGAAAAACCTATGGATTTTTAAAGCTATGCATTGAACATAAATTGAAATTTATATATATGCGTTCTTTGGAATCGCAGATGAAAATGAGTAAACGTCCAGAAATGACGATATATAAGAGAATTAACAAAGACATGGGGTGGAATATCATTCCAGGCTCTTTAGGGATTGATAATATATACGGTATGTATAAAGCTGATGAAGATAACACATTAATAGATTTAGTGGGCTACTGTGTATCTCTTAGCACTTGCGCAAATGTACGTGGAATTGATTTTTCGGACGTGGATGTAATCATATACGATGAATTTATCCCAAAGCCTACAGAGCGAAATGTAACGCAAGCAGGGTTTACCTTTAATGAATTTTACGAAACTGTAAACCGTAACCGTGAGTTGTTGGGTGAAAAACCTGTGCAATGCTTCTTACTTACAAATAGTAACCGCCTTGAATGCGATATGTTTATGTATAAAAAGCTGATGAACAAAGTTTCAGAAATGAGCCTAAACAAACAAAGTATATCAATACTGCGTGAAAAAAATATTGCTCTTTTTAATCTGTGTGACAGTCCGATATCTGATGAAAAGAAAGATACGGTTCTGTATCAGTCCGAAGATGAAAATAGCGACTTTTACGCTATGAGCTTAAAGAATGAATTTTACAATGCTGATTACTCAGGAATTGTATCACGTAAGTTGAAAGAGTATATTCCAATATGTGATGTAGGGGAGATATCAATATATGAACACAAAAGTAAATGCTTATACTATATCACTTCTCACTCTTCGGGTAGTCCAGAAAAATACGATGTTACCACCAGAGATATAAAAGCTTTCCGTCGTAATTATATATGGCTATATGAGTACTATCTGGATAAGCTAGTAGAATTCGAGAATATATCCATAAAAGCGATGTTTGAGTATTATTTTAGGGAATTCAAAATTTAATATTGACATACATCCAATTATATGTTAATGTATGTATCAGAAAGACAAACGTCTACAGTACAAAGACAACGGTCGGAAGCCGTGTACACGCACTTGTCTGGTGCACGAAGATAGAATACGTTTAATCTTTCTCAACTAACACCTATAGATTCAACCCTATAGGTGTTATTAGTGAAACACATGTTTCACGTGAAACAATTAAATAATTAACCATACAAGGGGGTGGAAAAATGGATGTAAACGCAGTAATCACTATCATTCAGAATGTGGGATTCCCAATTTGTGTAGCAATTGCGTTGTTTTGGAAGTTAGACAAAGACGACCAACGTCACAGAGATGCGGAAGAAAAAATGACTGATGCCATTAACAACAATACCAACGTAATCACAAAGCTAATTGACCGACTTGGGGGTGATAAAAATGCTGACTGATTTTGCCAGAGCAAAAGCCGCCATTTACACGGTAAACACAAAGAATTCACCTCTGATGCTCAGAGTAATGCCAGATACCAAAAGCGCAGTTCTAGCAGAGATGCCAAAAGGAAGTAAAGTAGTGTGCTATGGCGTTTACTCTGGTGACTGGCTAATGGTGGATTATTTAAGAACCGACAATGTTTTAGTTAGTGGGTTCGCGCACTCAGGATATTTAAGAAAAGGAGAGAGCTTAACATGAATATGATTGAATTATTAGCTACCCTTGGTAAGATGGGTTATACAAAAGATGATGTTGCAAAGATGTTGCCACAGTCACAGCCACAGGTACAGCCACAGGTACAGCCACAGGTACAGTCACAGCCAGTTGACTATTTAACTCAGATGATGCAGTTATTTGCACATCCACAGACACAGGTACAGCCACAGTCACAGCCACTTACACAGCAACAGGTACAGACTCAGGTTGATAATGGTATCGAAGCCCAGTTAAAAGCACTTACACAGGCGGTACAGCTTAACAATGTAAATTCTATGGCAAATGCGAGAACACTTCCGACTACTGCGGATGATGTAATCGCAAGCATTATTAATCCGCCTGTTAATATTCCTGATAATACGATTAAATGAGGGGAGTGAGATAAATGAGTAATACTTTAACATTCGACCAGATTGCTACAGTGTTAAATTCAGTAGTAGCGCAGGCAACGGGAAAAACAGCTCTTACCGCCACAAGTACCGCAGATTTTGTGGCACAGGCGAACACAGCTCTTTTAAGTGGCTATGATAATGTAATGAAGAGCATTTCACAGGTGTTAGACAAAACTATTTTTTCCACCCGTCCGTATAACCGTAAATTTGGAAGTCTTTGGAAAAATAATCAACAGTTCGGAAACCATGTGAGAAAGCTTACAATGGTAGATGATGACTGGGAAAACGACCAGAGGTTACCGCTTAATGATGGTACTACTGTCGACCAGTGGAACATCAAAAAAGGAAAAGTTTTGCAGACAAACTTTTATGGGGGTTCTGTATTCCAGAGACATAGAACCTATTTTAAAGACCAGTTAGACGTAGCATTCAGAAGTCCAGAAGAGTTAGGTCAGTTTATTTCCATGTACACACAGAATACTATGGACATGATTGAACAGGCACATGAAACCATTAGTAGAGGATGCGTGGTAAACTTTATCGCAGGAAAGATTGATGGTGATGCAACTAATGTAATCCATCTTCTTACAGAATACAATGATTATTCAGGAACTACTTTTACCGCTGACACCATTAAACAGCCTGCAAATTTTCCTGATTTTGCTAAGTGGGCGTATGCTAGAATTGCGACTATTTCTAGTCTGCTAACAGAGCGAAGCCAGAAATATCATATCAATATTACGGGGAAAGAAGTTTCACGGCATACCCCATACAGAAATCAGAGATTGATGCTTTATGCTAGTGACATGAACCATATTACTACACAGGTATTAAGCAATATTTTTAATGATAAATATATGCAAATGATGCAGTATGAAAAAGTCAACTTCTGGCAGTCCATTGAAACTCCAATCGGTATTAACGCAAGACCTAACTATATTGATGCAAAAGGAACGATTAAAATATCCGAAACCCCCGTGGCAAAAGATGTGTTCGGCGTTCTGTTTGATGAAGAAGCAATCGGTCTTACCACTATTAATCAGTGGTCTATGCCGACTAACATGAATGCTGGTGGTGGTTACTGGAACGTATACTACCATTTTACGGACAGATACTACAACGACATGACGGAGAATGCCGTAGTATTTTTGATTGATTAATATAGGGGGGTGTATCACATGGGATTCACAGCTAACTTTTATGTGTTCTCTAAAAAGGAGAATTCTACAGCAATTCCTACTGGTACACCCTCTTTTTCTTACTCAATTGTTCTGACCGAAGAGTGTTCTATAGTAAATCCAATTGTTATTGTTCGGACAGATAGAACACCAACCGCACTAAATTACTGTTATATTGCAGAGTTTGGACGTTATTATTTTATAAATAATTGGGTATGGAAAGAGGGTAGATGGGTTGCATTTATGCAATGTGATGTTTTGGCAACTTATCGCAATACGATTGCGGATACGTCATTGTATTTTTTGAGAACATCAACAGCATATGATGGTACTGTGCAAGATTTGCTTTATCCATCTAAAAAAGACCCCGTAATCACACAGATTACACAAAATGAGCAATGGTGGTATAATGGGACTTTTTCCTATAGAACAGGTTACTGGATTCTAGGAATTGTATCGACAAATGGAGTGACTTCCTATTATGCGATGGATTATACCACATTTCGTAAATTTTGCGATAAACTATTAGGGACTATTGACTGGGCGCAGTTAAACACACAGGAAATTTCTGACAGTCTTACAAAAGCTTTGTTCAATCCGTTTCAATATGTAGTATCTTGTATGTGGTTTCCAGATTTAGGTAGTAAGGATGGTTGGTTTATACCTAGTGCAATTAAATTTGGATGGTGGTCTTTTGATACCGAAACAGGTGTATTTGAGCCATACGAAATCCCAGACAGTGCTTATATTGAAAGAACAATTCAGCTACGTTTTCCCGAACATCCACAGGCTGATAATAGAGGGGTTTATCTGAACAAGAAGCCATATAGATATTGTTATCTATTTATTAATCCGTGGGGATGTATCGAAATTGATACTGATTGCATGAAAGAAGCGTATACAGAAATTGACGCAGTAATGCGGATTGATTTAATTTCTGGCACGGGTATTTGCAGAGTTGTTGGCAAAAGTGCTGTAATAAGCAATCCACAAGTTATAGTTCAAAAAGCTACACAATTTGGAGTGCCTGTGCAAATATCCGATATAAGGCAAAATATAGGCGGCACATTTGGTGGTATTCTATCATCTTTATCCTCTGCTACTTATGGCAGCTTTTTAGGTGTGGTAAATGGCTTGGGAAATGCTTTAACTAGCAATATGCCTAGATTAGAGGAAAGTCTAGGTTCTAATGGAAGTGTGGTTGGACTTTCTTACTACCCAACTTGTTTAACAATCTGTTATGAGGTAGTGGACGAAGATAACGCAGACAATGGCAGACCATATTGTAAAAATGGAACTTGTAAAGCTTTAGGTGTTGGCTACTATATTGCCGAAAATGGTTCTATTTTAATTTCTGGTGCAACAAAAAATGAATTGGATTCTATTAAATCATATTTAGAAGGGGGTTTCTATTATGCGTAGTTTCCCATCTTTTAATCAAAATCTTTTTATAGGTTTTTGGGTGTTAAAAGGTTCAGGGTCTTTTCCGTGGTGGGGTGGTAATGAGGGCATTGGTGGTTTGATGCTACAGGCGTGGCAGTGGGCTGTTGACACTTGTAACAAACCTAATGTGGGATACTCTCAAAGTTACCGAAATGAACAAACTGTAAATGGCATAACCTACTATGATTGCTCATCATTTATCTGGTATGCTTTATTGTACGGTGGCTTTGAACTAGATAAAAATGCTTGGCCTTTTACTACTTATACAATGGGCGGAATTTTGAAAAAGCTTGGTTTCACGGAAATAAAAATCGACAGTTCTTTCCAGTTACAAAAAGGAGATATTGTAGTAGTTAATTCATCTTCACATCATCACACAGAAATGGCATATGATGATAAACATACAATGGGAGCACACACAGATAGATACCCCTTGGACGAACAAGTGTCTATCAATACCTATGAATTCTCTAATTCCTCTTATCAGTATGCGTATAGATTTCCATATACTCCATCTGGTGACTGGGTTACAAAAGTAGGAACTGGTGCTAGTAGCTATCTTACAGAAGATGAACAGAAAAATAATGTATCTATCATATGGAGCTACTTTAAAGCGCAAGGATGGACAAAAGAAGCTGTTGCTGGGCTTTGCGGAAATATGCAACAGGAAAGTACGTTTAACCCGGGTTGCGAAGAAACTGGTTCAGAAAATGACGGATGGGGATTAGTGCAGTGGACACCATTCTCTGATTTATCAAAAGTGCTAGATGTGTTATATGGCAGTCATTCAGACTGGTATGATGGGTCGAAACAGTTAAGCGCATTGTATGCAGAGTATCAAGAGTATAACGGTACAGCTCACAGAGGAATTGAAAAACAGTGGTATGAGGGATTTAATACCGTCCCGTCTGCATACAAAATGAAATGGGGAGATTGGGCGAAATCTACAGAAAGTCCTGAATACTTGTGCATGGTATTCCAGTACTGTTATGAGCGTCCTGCTACTATTCATACGGAAAGACAGGAAATGGCTAGAAAATGGTATGATTTTATTAATACTTTAGAGTAAAGGAGTGATGTTAAATGAATGCGCCTTATATGTATGATTATATAAATACGTGCACTGTACAGGAAAATCCCAATACAGTTCATTGCAAGAATACATTTTTGCAGAAGTACTTTCAAAGATATTTACTGCAAAAGGCTATATCAGTAATGAAATGGGAAATGCCAGAAAACTGGGATAAGGACTACTTTTTATATTCACTATATTGTTGGGGGACTGTAGCTATCATTAATACTGATAAGTTCGGAGTAATTCCACAGGCTTGTACTTTACAGGGGTTCAATGTGTTTTACCGTCCGCTTAAAGTGGTGGTAAGCAATCCATTGTTAAGTGGGCTAAAAGAATTAACTATTGATAAACAATGTGTGTTATTTAAAATGACCCCCGATTACGGCGGTATCATGGACTTAGTATCGTACTACGCAGACCAAATGGCTATTACCGCAGAAGCTTGCGCCATGAATGGAATGAACAGTAAACTAGCATATGTGTTCAGTGCTAAGAATAAAGCCGCGGCAGAAAGCTTGAAAAAGTTACTCGATAAAATAATGGGTGGAGATATTGGGGTATTCTATGATGAAAAGTTAAGAAGAGCGCAAGGCGAGAGTGATGTTGAGCCGTGGTCGACTTTTACGCAGAATTTATCACAGAACTTTATCATGCCAGATTTAATGGACTGTTTAAGAAGATGGGAAGAGTTATTCTGTAATGAGGTTGGAATTCCTAACACCCGAAGTGATAAAAAGGAAAGGCTAGTTTCTGATGAAGCAACCAGTACCAGAGAGGAAAGTAAATCTCGAATGGAAATGTGGTTAGATTCTTGGAAAAAGTCTTGTGAAAAAGTCAAGAAAATGTTTGGTGTTGAGGTTAGTGTAGATTGGAGATATAAAGAGAAAGAGGGTGGAGAAAATGAAATCGTTCCTAACCGTGATGGGAATGTATCAATATGATAACACATTGTTTAATTCCTTTATAGTTCCCGAAGAAATGGAAAATCTTAAAGATACAATCATTGATTGCATTTGCTTATGTACTCAAGAGCTAGAGGTGTTATATCCATCCGTACCAACATTACAATATGCAATAGGTGTATGGTGTAAGGCTATGATTTCGGTTTGGAAAAAAATGTATAATACCACAGTGTTGGAGTACAACCCAATTGAAAATTATAACAGAACGGAAACTATTACAGAATCAGAAAAAAGAAATGATACTTTAAATAGCACTACAGAATCTACTGGAAATAGTGAACAGATTAATCAAAATGTTGCTTTTAACAATACAGATTTTGCGAACAATGAAAAGAATATGGTTAATAATGATACAAGTTTAACAGGAAATGCAAATAACGAATATAACACAGATAGGACAACTACAAATAGCACTAAAGGAAATATTGGAGTAACTACAAGTCAACAGATGATTGAACAGGAAAGACAGGTTGCGAAGTTTAGTATCGTGCAATTTATTGTAGATGATTTTAAGCAAAGATTTTGTTTGATGATTTATTAGTAAGAAAGAGGGGTATAATATGAGTTTTGAGAATTTTCCATATAGCAATTTCCATGATATGAATTTGGATTGGATTATTAACCAGTGGTTAGATATGAAAAAGTCCTTTTCTACTTATGAAGAAGCTTTTAAAGATTTAAAAGAGTTTGTGGATGGATATTTTGCAAATTTGGATGTGCAAGAAGAAATTAACACCAAACTTGATAGCATGGTTAATGACGGGACGTTTATAAAATTAATTACGCCTTTAATAAGCGATGATTCTTATCCAAAATTCGTTGATGATGTGAGCAAAATGATTGATACTAAATTAGTTTACGTTTTATCAACAAATGCACACATTTATTATTATAATCATACATGGATTGATTCTGGCTTAGTATACGGGTCTTTTAATAGTTATACACCTAGCGATATACTTATTAGTCCAAGTAATATAAACACTTATTTTAATAATCTAAACAATGCACCTTTAAATAAAACGGTATTCTTATATAATATAACTAACGAAATAATGATGAATCTGCCTACTTCCAAAATAGAATATGGAGTTTTATCTACATTTCAATACTCTCCAACTAGCACTCAACCTGGTGGTTATCAATTATTAATGACAAAAAATGAGGTATATGTTAGATTAAACTATGGGGAAATTAATAATTATAGTTGGTTTGACTGGAATGAAATAGATAATAGTAAAACATATGGCTCTAGTGAGGTAATTGTTACACCAAATAATATAGACACTTATTTTAATAATCTAAACAATGCACCTTTAAATAAAACGGTATTCTTATTTAATATAACTAGCGATATAATGGAAAATCTACCAAATAAAAAAATAGAATTTGGTTTATTATCTAGTTTCCAATTTTCACAAAACTTTAAACAACCCGGCGGTTATCAATTATTAGTAACAAGTGACGGATTATATAGCAGGATAAATTGGGGTTCATATAATGATAATTTTAGTTGGTCTGCATGGACTACAAACGCTAATAAACAAAATTATATTTTAGCATTTAATTTATTCCGTTCATTTTGTACGATTGGCGATAGTCTAAGCGTAGGATATCACACACTTAAAAATGGAACGAAAATAGAAGAAGATAAAGACGTATCATGGTCTAGTTATATAAAAAATAAGTACAATAATACTGTTTATT